GGATTTCTATATTTCAAATATGTATGGGATCCCAAAAACGAGACACATAAGCGGAACGGGAGCCGCCTTCTTTAAGCCTTGTAAATGTGTTGAGTTTTGCGACGAAGAAGGAAGGAGCTGAACAGATGTCGAAACCGAGATACTGGTGGTACGGGAATGTCTGCCGCACCATCGGCGAATACCCGAAACTGAGCCGACAGGTTCGGGATATGAGCCGGCAGAAGATCACGCCGGGCTATTCCTCACAGCCAGGCGGGCAGTCCTCCGGCCGCGCCGTCGAGGACATTGCGGTGCGCGTCCTGTCCTCACGGGAGTACGAGGACTACACAGCGATCCAGTCTGCCATCAACACCGTGCAGACCTGGCGGGACGGCGGCGATGTGCTGGAGATCGTGCGCCTGCATACATGGATCTGGCCGCGTGAGAGCCTGGAGTCCGCTGCCAGACAGGTGCACGTGAGCACATCCACGGCAAAGCGGATGTACAGCCGCTTTGTCTACGAGGCAGCGCGGGCAATGGGCTACCGCAAAAGTTGAGCTAACAGAGCCTAAAATCTGTGCTACAGTGATAGCGTGAAGAATTGGAGGGAACAGGATGCAGCCATGGGCCGCACGCTTTTACGCGTCCGGGCGCTGGAAGAAATGCCGCGCCGGGTATATCAAGTTCCGCCGGACCATCGACGGCGGGCTCTGCGAAGAGTGCCGGGACAAACCGGGCTACATCGTCCATCACAAGCGGGCGCTCACGCCGGACAACATCACCGACCCGGACGTCAGCCTGTCCTACTCCAACCTCGAGTACGTCTGTAAAGACTGTCACGATCAGTTCGACGGTCACGGCGTCGCAAGATCTCTGACGCAAAAAATTTTCTTCGACGCTTCCGGCGACCCGATCCCCCCCGTCGCGCGAGGCCGGGGCGCCGGCTAGATCACCGCACGCCCTACCTCGGAAGAATACGCAGGACGTTCGCGAGGCCCCCCTACAAAAGCGCGGCGATAAGTAATCTACGCGCACGCGCGGACAGACGGAAAAAATCACGCGAAAAGGAGGCGTTTTCTGTGGCGAATCAGCGGGAAAAAACCAAAGAACAGCGGATCCGCGCGGAGAAAGCGCGCCTGAAAAAGCTTTACCGGAATCTGCCGAAGGAAGCGGCCGGGACCGTCGCGGGCCTCATCGATCAGGCGGCCTTTATGCGCATCGAGTGCGAAGACATGGCGGACGACCTGCGGGAAAACGGCTGGACGGAGAAATTCCAGCAGTCGGAGCGGCTCGAGCCCTATGACCGCGCCCGGCCGATCGGGCAGGCGTACAACTCCACGAACGCGAACTACCAGAAGATCATCAAGCAGCTCACGGCGCTCCTACCGAAGCCGGACACCGCGCCGAAGCAGGAGGATGACGGCTTCGCAAGCTTTGTCCGGGAGCGTGACGAGCTGTGACACGCTATCCAGAAACGTACAATCCGATCCTCGAATACTGGGCCGCGATCCAGTCCGGACGTGAAACGGTGAGCCTCAAGGTGCAGAAGACCTACAGACATGTGGTCGCGCAGCTTGAAAACGCGGATTCCGAGTTTTATTATTCCCCGCGCCGCGCCAACCACGTCCTCGAGTTTTTTGAGAACTACTGCCACCACTCCAAGGGCAAAGCGGGCGGACAGCTCGTCAAGCTGGAGCTCTGGGAAAAGGCGCTGCTCGCGACTGTCTTTGGGTTTATCGACATCGAGGGCAACCGCCAGTACCGAGAGGCCATCCTCATTGTCGGCAAGAAGAACGGAAAATCGCTGCTGGCCTCCGGCGTCGGCCTGTATTTGCAGCTGGCGGACGGCGAAGCAGGCCCGGAGGTCTACGCCGTGGCCACCAAGCGAGACCAGGCGAAGATCATCTGGCAGGAAGCAAAGCGCATGGTGCAGAAATCACCGGCGCTGCGCAAACGGACGCGCTGTCTGGTCGGCGAGGTGGACAGCGATTATAACGACGGCGTATTCAAGCCGCTATCCTCTGACAGTGACACCCTCGACGGCCTCAACATCCACGGGGCCATGATGGACGAGCTCCATCAGTGGAAAAACGGCAGACCGCTGTACGACATCGTTGCCGACGGCGATCAGGCCCGCGCGCAGCCGTTGCGATTCATCACCTCCACAGCCGGCACCATTCGAGAAGACATCTACGACGAAAAATACGAAGAGGCCGAGCGCATCATCAACGGCTACGAAGATCCGGACGGGTACCACGACCCGCGCCGGATCGCGTTTATTTACGAGCTCGACAAGCGCAGCGAGTGGAATGACCCGTCCTGCTGGAAGAAAGCCAACCCCGGCCTTGGGACGATCAAGAGCTACACGGCGCTGAAAGAGCGGGTCGAGCGGGCGGAGAAAAACCCGGGCCTCGTCCGCAACCTCGTCTGCAAGGATTTCAACATCCGCGAGACTTCCAGCGAAGCCTGGCTCAACTTTGAGCAGCTGGACAACCGCGACACCTTCCAGCTCGACAGGGAAAACCGCCGCCTGATCTGGCAGCATTACATGGCGGACGGCAAGACGCAGGAGCGCGTGCTTTCCTACCCGCGATACGGCATCGGCGGCGCGGACCTCTCCAAGACCACTGACCTGACGGCGGCAAAGGTGCTGTTCCAAGTGCCGGAGCTGCCGGAGATCCTGTTTGTGCTGCAGATGTACTGGCTGCCGCAGGACCTTTTGGAAAAGCGCGTCACGGAGGACAAGATCCCCTACGACAAGTGGCATGAGCGAGGGCTGCTCCGACTGTCAGAGGGAAACAAGATCCGCTATGAGGACGTCAAAGCATGGTTCATCGAGGTGCAGGAAGACCTCGATATTTTTATCCCCTTTATCGGGTATGATGCGTGGTCTGCGTCTTATTGGGTGGACAGCATGGCGGACTATTTCGGGAAAGAGGCCATGATCGCCGTGCATCAGGGGGTCAAGACCCTGTCCGAGCCCATGAAGCGCTGCGGAAACGACCTCGAATCCAAGCGCATTATTTACAATAACCACCCGATCGACAAATGGAACCTCGCAAACACAGCCTATGACGAGGACAAAAACGGCAATATTCAGCCGCACAAAACGAGCAAGTCCACGCGCCGCATTGACGGCACGGCGGCCCTGCTCGACGCCTACACGATCTACGACCAGAAGCAGGCGGAATACACCAGTATGCTCTAGGAGTGAAAACATGGGATTTTTGAAAAACCTCCTGACGAATATCACGACCACCAAGCGCGTCTCGACCGTCCAGATGGTGCAGGAGCGCGGGAATGGCTTTTACAGCTACAACGGCAAAATGTATCAGTCAGACATCGTCCGCGCCTGCATCCGGCCCAAGATCAAGGCCATCGGCAAGCTGACGGCCAAGCACATCCGGGAGACCATCACCGCCCAGACGCGAAAGATCGCCGTCAACCCGGAGCCGTACATCCGCTTCCTGCTCGAAGAGCCGAACCAGTACATGACCGGCCAGATGCTGCAGGAAAAGCTGGCCGCACAGCTGGTCCTCAACAACAACGCCTTCGCCGTGATCCTCCGGGATGAAAACGGCCTGCCGAACGCCATCTTCCCAGTTGCGGCCATGCAGGCAGACGCCGTTTACGACGCGGGAGGCAACCTGTACCTGAAATTTTACATGCAGAACGGCAATGTGCTGACGTTTGCCTATGACGACATCATTCACCTGCGCGGGGATTTCTACGAGAACGACATCTTCGGCGACCCCATTGCTCCGGCCATTGTGCCGCTGATGGAGATCGTCACCACGACGGATCAGGGCATCGTCAAGGCCATCCGGAATAGCGCCGTCATCCGCTGGCTTTTGATGTTCGCATCCTCCATGCGCTCGGAGGATATCAAGAAGCGCGCGCAGGACTTCGCGGACAGTTTCCTGAACGTGACTAACGGCACGGGCGTCGCGGCCGTCGACGCAAAGGCCGAGGCCAAGCAGATCGACCCCAAGGACTACGTCCCGAACGCCGCCCAGATGGATAAGACCACGCAGCGCATCTATGCCCTGTTCAATACCAACCCGCACATCGTCACATCCATTGCGACGGAGGATGAGCAGAACGCCTATTTTGACGCCGAGATCGAGCCGGTTTTGAAGCAGCTGAGCGGCGAGTACACCCGCAAGCTATTTTCCCGGCGCGAGCGCGGCTGCGGCAACCGCATCGTCTTTGAGGCGTCCGCGTGGGACTTCGCGTCGACCTCGACCAAGCTCAACCTCCTGCAGATGGTCGACCGCGGCGCGCTGACGCCGAACGAATGGCGCCGCGCCTTTAACCTCGCGCCGGTCGACGGCGGCGACAAGCCAATCCGGCGGCTCGATACGCAGCCGGTCAATCAGAATACCAACCAGAAGGGAGATGAAACCGCATGAAGATCAGCATTCGCGGGCCAATCGTGTCCAGCAACCAGCACCGCTTTTATCAGTGGTACGGCATGGAGGCGACGAGCCCTAAATCCGTAGCCGACGCGCTTGCATCCGGAAACGGTGAGCGGGCAGAGGTCGAGATCAATTCCGGCGGCGGCGAGATCTTTGCCGCGAGCGAGATCTACACCGCCCTGCGCAATTACGCGGGCGGCGTCCACATCCGCATCGTCGGCCTTGCGGCATCGGCCGCGTCCATCATCGCCATGGCGGGCGAGTCGGAAATGACGCCGACCGGCATGATGATGATCCACAACGTCCAGTCCAGCGCCGACGGCGATTACCGTCAGATGGAGCACACCGCGGGCGTCCTGCGCGACGCCAACCACGCCATTATATCGGCCTACGTCGCCAAGACTGGCAGGCCGGAGGCGGAGATCGCCGCCATGATGGACGCTGAGACGTGGGTCACGGCGGAGCGGGCCGTAGAACTCGGCCTCATCGACCGCGTCATGCAGCCGGATAACGGCCAGAAACCGCTGGCGGCGGATTTTTATTCTGGCATGCTCAGCGAAGACGCGCTCCGGCGCGCGGAAAACTTTTTAAAAGGTCAGGCCGCAGAGCCTGATTTTTTTATGCCCGAACGGGCGCAGGCAGAAGCAAAACTGAAATTTTTAAAACTCAAAGGAGAATTGAAATGACAAAGGAAATTTACAACATCCAGCGCCAGAAGCTTATGGACGACGCCCAGAAGCTGCTGGACGAAAGCAAGACCGCAGAGGCACAGGCCAAGATGAAAGAAATCGAGGCCCTCGACGCCAAGTTTGAGGAGGAAGCCAAGATCCAGGCGAACCTCAACGCGCTTGCAGGGCAGAAGGTTGCGGCACCGGCTGCGGCGGCACAGTCCGTCGACCTGTCCGGCACGGCAAAGACTCCGGACGTGCTCGACCGGTACGACACCGACGAGTACAAGCGGGCCTTCATGAACTACGTCCTGACCGGCAAGAAGATCCCGGCAGAGCTGACCAACGTGGACGCAAACACCAAGACCTCCGACGTTGGCGCGGCCATCCCGACCACGACGCTGCAGAAGATCTACGAGAAGATCGAAGCGACCGGCATGATCCTGCCGCGCGTGACGCACACGTCCTACAAGGGCGGCGTGACCGTCCCGACCAGCTCGGCCAAGCCGACGGCCTCCTGGGTTGCCGAGGGCACAGGCTCCGACAAGCAGAAGAAGGCGATCGGCTCCATCACGTTTGCCTACCACAAACTGCGCTGCGCGATCTCCATGTCGCTCGAGGTCTCCATCGTGACCTACCCGATGTTCGAATCGCAGTTTGTCGCCAACGTGGCAGAGGCCATGGTCAAGGCCGAGGAGCAGTCCATCATCAGCGGCTCCGGCTCCGGCCAGCCGAAGGGTATTACCAAGGAAACCGCGCCGACCGGGCAGAACATCGACATCGCCGCCGCGACGACCGCGCTGGCATACGCCGATCTGGTCAAGGCAGAGGCCGCGCTGCCGCAGGCTTACGACGCGGACGCCGTCTGGTGCATGTCGAAGAAGACTTTCTTCGAGCAGATCGTCGGCATGGTGGACGACAAGAAGCAGCCCGTCGCCCGCGTCAACTATGGACTCAGTGGCAAGCCGGTCTACTCGCTCTTTGGCCGCGAGGTCGTCCTCGTCGGTGACTATCTGCCGTCCTTCACGGCGAGCGTGACTGCGGACACGATCTTTGCGTTCATTTTCAATTTCAAGGACTACCTCTGGAACGAAAATCTGGGCATGACCTTCCGCAAGTACACCGACAACGCGACCGACGACGAGGTCACCGTCGCGCTGGCGCTCGTCGACGGTAAGGTCGTCGACAAGAACAGCCTCGTCACGCTGACCAAGAAGAAGGCTTGACGGCGCGCGGCCAACAGGGAGGGATAACCAATGGCTTTGATCAACGTTGCAAAAACCGCCCTGCGGCTGACCACAAACGCCCTTGACGACGAGCTCGCCGACGAGGTCGACGCCTGCCTTCTGCGCCTGCATCTGGCAGGCGCGGACGGCGCGGAGGAAGACCCGCTTGTAAAGGACGCCGTCCGCGCCTACGTCCGCTGGCAGCATGATTTCTGCGGCCGGGGCGAGGAATGGAGGACCTGCTTTGCAGATATCCGCGACGCTATGGGGCTGTCCGACGATTACAGGGCAGTCCAAGCAAGCGGCGGAGCAGGAGGTGCTTGCTGTGATCTTTGACACGCAGATCACGCTGCGCCTGTTCTCCTACCCCATCGTAAACGGCCAGACGACGGAAAAGCTCGAGCGAGAAACCACCGTCTGGGCTGCCCGCAAGTCCGTAAACCGCGCCGAGTATTATCAGGCCGCGCAAGCCGGCAAGCGCACGGACGCAATTTTCCGCATGCACAGCGCGGAATACGGCGGCGAGCAGCAGCTCACCTGCGGCTCGGACGTCTTTGACGTCGTCCGCAGTTACGGCGCGGAGACGGAAGAGGTAGAGCTGACCTGCAAACGGAGGGACGGCGCATGATGATCTATGAGGCGCTATCAAGCCTGGGCGTCCCGGTCTGCCACCCGCCATACAAGGGCGGAGAAGAAACCTACATCACCTATCAGCTGCTCGGACAGTCCGGGCAGTTCTACGCCGAGGGCGGAGAGGCCGAGACCGGCGTGCAGTACGCCGTTTCCATCTTTGCCGAGGGCTTTGCCGCCGGGCTTTTAAAGCGCGTAAAAGCCGCGCTGGAGGCCGCAGGCTACATTGCTACCGCCGACATGGAGACCTACGACAAGGAAACAGGCCGCACGCAGATCGCGATCATCGCCGAAACGGAGGGCGCGGAGTATGGCTAGTTTACAGGTCGAGGGAATGAACGAGATGATCCATGCGCTTTCGAAGATGGACCTTTTTGACGACGAGATGCAGCAGGAACTACTTTATGCCGCAGGAGATATCGCGATCAGAGAGATCTGGGAACGGGTCAGAACGAGCGGGTTTAACTTCGAGGGGTATAAAAACAAAATCAAGTACAGCAAGAAAATCAAGCGCGATAAAAACGACCTGCCATATATCACGGTCACAGTCTCCGGAAAAAACGAGAACGGGGTACGGAGAAATCTGATTGTATTTGTTCTGAATTATGGACGAGCCAAAGAACACGGACAAATCGTCGGGACTTACTTCTGGAACAGAGGGTCCGATGCGGCGACGCCAATGATCAGGCAGGAATTTGAAAAGATCATCAATGAAAAATTACGAGAAAGGGGCTTGCAGTAATGCCTAGTTTTGACTTACGCGGCATCCGGGCGGGAAAGTATAAAAACACGTCCGGCACCGTGACCTACACAGAGCCGACAGACGTCGGCGACGCCATGAGCGCGCAGCTGGAACTCAAGTTCGCCGAGGGCCGCCTGTACGCGGAATCCAAGCTTGCCGAGTATATCAAGCTTGCCACCGGCGGCACGATCTCGCTGGCTGTCAAGTACATCAAAAAGGCCGCACAGGCCATGCTCTACGGCTGCACATCCGATACGAGCAAGGAAAATCTGAAATTCTCGGCAAAAGACATCGCAAACTATGTCGGCGTCGGCTTTTACGCGCCGGATAAGATCGACGGCGTGACCAAATACACCTGCGTCTGGGTGCCGAAAGCGCTGTTCGGCCCGCCCTCGCTGTCCTACCAGACCAAGGGCGAGAACATCCAGTTCAACACGCCGACCACGACCGGCGAATTCCTCGCCGACGACTCCGCCGACGAGCTGCTGCTCGAAACTGAGACCGTCGACACCGCAGAGGCCGCCGTCGCATGGATCAAGGGAAAGCTGGGTGAGACCTGATGGGGGACATTCGTTTGAAGAAGCATCCGTTTGAATACGGGGGCAAAGCATACGAGCTTTCGGTAAACATGAATGTGCTCGCTGACCTTCAGGAACTGCACGACGGCAATCTGAATGCGGTCCTGCTGAAAGGCCGGACCATGAAGACGGTGTTTGAAATTGCGGCGGCCGCCATGAACGACTACGCAGACAGCAAGGGATGGCCGGAGCGGGTGACCGCGAAGGAGCTTGGCAGAACGCTCGGTATGAGCGGCTTTAAGCGGCTGTGCGAGCCGATGATGGACATGCTGATCGCGGCGATCAAGGAGCCGGACGATTCGGAACCGGAAAAGGAAAAAAACGTGAAGGCCACGGAGACGAACCGTACAGTGTAAATTTTCCGTGGTTTTTAAACATCTGGATCAATATCCTCCACAACGACGAGACTGTATTTTGGAGGACCATGACACCGGCGCGGTGCGTATCGCTCTATCGTGAGTATTTTGAGCTGATCGCACCGCGTCGAACTTCTAAAGACGAAGAGACTTCCAAACCGTCGTTGCACGACTATATCGCGGGGGTGGGATAATGGCAGGCCCAACAATCAACACAAAAATCAAGCTGGACGGCGAGGCCGAGTATAAGCAGGCGGTCAAGGAGATCAATGCTGCGCTTGGCAATCTGGACAGTAAACTGAAAAATCTGGATGAGACGTATAAAGACAGCGAAGGCAGCGTCGAGGGCCTGACCAAGAAAAACGAGGTCCTGAACCAGAAGATTTTAACGCAGAAGGAAAAAATCGACGAGCTGCGGAAAATGGTGCAGAGCGCCGGAAAATCGCTCGGTGAGCATTCCGCGGCAACACAAAATTACCAGAAACAGCTAAATAACGCAGAAACGGCCCTTCTGAAAATGGAGAAAGCGCTGCGTGACAATACAAAGCAGCTCAAAGATGCTGGTGTAGAGACTGACAACTTTTCCGGAGGACTGGAAGATCTCGAAGAAAAAACCGGTTCGGCCGAAAAGGGCCTGAAAGACCTCACGAAAACAGAGGAAGAGGGCAACAAAAAAACAAAGACGCTCGGCGATCTTGTCAAGACGCTGAGCGACAAGCTTGGAATCAATATGCCAGAGGGCGCGGAACAGGCGATGGGGGCGCTCGGAAATGTAAGCGAAGCCACAGTTGCCATGGCTGGGGCCATGGCGGCAGCAGTAACGGCAATCGCGAAGGTCGAAGAAAAGCTGAAAAGCATGACCGAGGAATCCGGAAGACGCGCAAGCGATATTCAGGACCTTGCCATGACCTACAACATGACGACCGACAGCATCCAGGAGATGACCTATGCTGGTGAGCTGATGGGCGTCGGCATGGACACGATCACGGACTCCATCAAGGATCTCACAAAGAACCTGTATGACGCCTATGAGAACGGCGGAGATACGCTTGCGGCCTTCAGTGAGCTTGGAGTTGAGATCACAAATACAGATGGAAGCCTCAGAAACGCAAATGCTGTATTTATGGACGTGATCGATGCGCTGGGCGGTGTGGAAAATTACACAGAGCGGGACGCAAAAGCCATGGCGCTCCTGAATGAGAGCGCCCAGAAGTTAAACCCGCTTATCAAACAAGGGTCGGCGAGACTGAGAGAATACGCGCAGGAGGCAAGAGACACTGGATATGTCATGGACAGCGATATGCTGGACACGCTGGATAAAGTAGACACTTCCATGAGACGTTACAATCTGCAAATTGAGGCTGGAGAAAACGCCATGTCAGCGGAATTTGCACCAGCGCTTACGGAGTTCAACAACAAATTCGGCGAGACGTTTTCGCAATTAGCGAAAGATGCATCGGAAAGCGGGCTGATTGAAGTATTTGCAACATTGCTGGACATCGTAACGGCGCTGTCTCCAGCGCTGGAGGCTGTTGGGGATGTTCTTGTAATACTTGAGCCGATGTTTAAAATAACAAGCGGGGTGATCGCAACTGCTGCGGACGGGCTTAGAGTAATTTTCGACTTGGTGGAAATGATAACGGGACCGCTTGGCGCGATTTTTAGCGCTCTGTTCAACTGGGATTTTTCAGACTTGGGGGATAAAATCGACAAAGCGTATTCAGAGCCAGCAACGGACATAGTGAACACACTGACATACCAGAGCGGATCGGGAGCCAGACTCCGCGGCAACGCCGCCGGCACGGACAACTGGGCGGGCGGCTGGACGCGGGTGAACGAGAACGGCCTTGAGCGGATATATCTCCCCTCCGGCTCGCGCATCCAGACGGCCAGCGAGACGCGCTATACCTCCGGCGATACCTACAACACCACCGTCTACGTCGACCACGTCGACGACCTCGACACCATCCTCCGCATCGCCAAAAACGCGAGGATCACAGCCAGAATGGGGGCGAAGTAAATGGGCGTTTTAACGCTTTACGCAAACGACTCCGCAGTCATTGACTACAGCGCGCCGAACACGAACTATTACGGAGCCACAGAGACAGACGAATATGGGCGGCCCATGTACTTCACGTTCGCCCCGACCGCGGATCAGATAGCAGCGATCAGGTATCACAAGATCACGGCTGTCACGTTCTACCTGTACATGTCGTACAGATATAATGCGAGCAATGCGGGAGTCACGATCGCGATCCTGCACGAATCAATAGATCTGCAGAAGATCACGTACAACACTGAGCCTTTTGTCTACGGCGGATACAAAATCAGTGGCCCATTGAGCCTTGAACCAAGCGGATATTATAACAGGGCGGTGGAACTCAAAGCGTCGGAACTGAAGAATCTGCTGACGTATGGAGCAAAAGCAACCACGAGCGGGAAAACCGTGCAGACGGCAAAATCGTCGCACAAGCCGTATATCGAGATCACATACGAGGATACGACCGTAACGCCGGAACTCAACGCAAAGAGCGGCGTGGGCGTGCTGGCGTCGGAAATTGCGCAGACCATCGAATGGTATTATCACTGGGATAGCTATTCTGCCTATGATTTGCCGACCATTACCGCGCAGCAGTTCCGCTGGAGGGTAAAAAACTCCAGCACGGTCCATACGATCGATCTGGGCGCGAATGACACAAGCGTGACGATCGCTGCTGGCGAGTTTCCGGTTGGTGAAAATGAGTGGGCCGTGCAGGTGACGACCTCGTTGGGCGTGACCACACTATCCTCGTGGTACAGGTTTGAAGTAAAGAACCCAATCATTTCCGGGATGTCGCCGGGAGCTGGGGCCTATACGCCAAAGCACGCTGCAGGAGTCTTTTCGTGGGACGTTCAACAAGAAGCCTTATACTCGCCTGTATCCGTCGAGCAGAAAAGCGCGACACTCTACTGGCGGAAGTCCGGCACAACGACTACGCACAGCATCGCCGTTTCCGGCTCGAAGAAGAGCTACACCATGCCAGCGGAGACGTTTTCCGACGAATCCGTCGACTGGATGGTCACAGCGATCACCGCGGGCGATCTGACCGCAACGTCCGCCTGGGTGACGGTCTCAACGACCGAGGCCACGCCGTCCTGCAAGGCGATCTCCCCGGCGGGCATCGTCATTGACGCCACCATCGCCAACCGCTTTTCGTGGCAGCACATCATTTCCACCGGCACGCCGCAAAGCAAGGCGGATCTGCAATGGTCCGCCGACGGTACGACGTGGAATACCCTCGCGACCGTCACGGGAGAAAACCAGTATTACGACGTTCCGGCGAACAAATTCACAAGCGGAACAAAATACTGGCGCGTGCGCACCTACAACACCGACAACACGGCGTCCGAATGGAGCGACAAGGCCGAGTTTATCGCCATCAACGCCCCATCGGCCCCGTCCATCGTCATCCAGTCTACCGGCCCGCGCCCGCGCATCACCTGGCAGACCTCTGAGCAGGAGGCCTATCAGCTGACGCTATCGAGCGGCTACGCCTCCGGCACGGTCTACGGCACGGAGAAGGCATGGCGCTCGCCGGTCTATCTCGCCGACGGCAGCTACACCGTCCGCGTCCGCGTGCAGAACAAGTACGGCATGTGGTCCGAGTGGAGCGCAGCCGCGCTCCCCGTTTCGCACACCGAGGGCGAGGCCATCACCCTGACCGTCACCGCCAGCCATGAGGCCGCGCTCACCTGGCAGACCGCCGGAAGCTACGATTTTTACCTCGTCGAGCGGGACGGCGTGGCAATCGCCCGCACCGTCCAAAAGCAGTACATCGACCACACCAGCATCGGCAGCGTCACCTACCGCGTCCGCGGCTGTTACGCAGACAGCGACAACTACGGCGTGTCCAATTCGGATACCGTCGAGATCCTGCCCGAGACCAACATGATCTGCGACCTCGAGACCGGCGTCTGGCTCGAGATGCGCCTGTCCGAAACGCAGCTGCGCACCAACCGCACCAGCTTCTCGGCCGGTGTCTCGACCGTCCATCTGGCGGGCCTTGCCTACCCCGTCGAGGAGCGCAGCGAGCAGCGCGACCGCGTCCTATCCGTCGCCTGCGCCTGGCCGCACGCGCAGCGGGCCGCCGCCCTCGCGCTCGAGGCCCTTGTCGGCCGCCTCGTCTGCCTCAAGGACCGCTACGGCAACATGGTCATCGGCTCGCTCCCGTCGCTCGAGAGCAACTGCGATGAGTTCATGCGCCGCTATTCCTTCACCATCTCGCACACCAACCGAGAGGAGGCGATCGCTCTTGACCCGTGACGTCCGCTTCCGCGTCGACGTACTCAGAAACGGCGCGCCCATCACCCACCTCCAATGGGACACCGGAAGCGCCCCGCAGATCATCGCCAGCCGCGACGCGACGATCCACACCAGCATCAAGGGCACCTTCCTCGTCAACGACGCGGTCGACTACCTCTCCGACGAGCTCCAGCCTGTCATGATCATCGACGGGAAGGAGACGCCCCTCGGCATCTATCAGGCCGCGACCCCGAGCATCAAGGGCGCGGCCGGTCAGAAGCGCGTCGAGGTCGAGGCCTACGACCGCTGCTGGCGCGTCTACAGCAACCGCACCGAGACCATCCTGCACCTGCCTGCCGGTGCGTCCTATCTCACCGAGATCCGCAAGCTGCTCACCGCCTGCGGCGTCGCGCTCGTCATTGCGACGCCGTCGGACGCGACGCTGCAGACCGACCGCGAGGACTGGGATGTCGGCACGAGCTACCTGACCATCGTCAACGACCTGCTGGCCGAGATCAACTACAACAGCCTCTGGTTCGACGCCTCCGGCGTCGCCCGTCTCGAGCCCTATCAGGAGCCGAGCGCGCAGAACATCGACTGGTCCTACGGCACGACAAACCTCTTCCTTCCGGACCGGCATCCGGGGCCGAACTTCTCAGATGAGGAAGACATCTTCAACGCGCCGAACGTCTTCATCTGCGTCTGCTCCAACCCGGATCTGGAGCAGCCCATGGTCGCAACGGCCGTCAACGACAATCCGCAGTCGCGCAAGTCCACCTTCCGGCGGAACATGCGCATCGCCTCGCTCATCAAGGTCGACAACATCGCCTCGCAGGAGGAGCTGCAGGCCTACGCCGACCGCATGCGCAACGAGTCGCTCCTCTCTGCCCGGGCCATCACGTTTTATACCCTCAATGACCCCGGCCACGGCATCGGTGACGTCCTCGCGCTCACGCATGACGACATCGGCGGCATTTACCTCGAGACCGGCTGGCAGATGCAGCTGTCAGCCGGAAGTCTCATGACACACTCTGCAAAAAGGACGGTGATTGCGTAAATGGAAGGCGTCGACAGCCTGTACACCGAAGAACCCGAAGAGCAGCAGACCGAAGAACAGCAGCAGCCGTTCCAGCTGGCCGTCATTGCGACGGTCGAGGAAGACGGCCTGACCCTCACGCCTGACGGCGCGGAGGAGCCGACCGAGAAGCATTTTAAATGCAACACCGGCATCAACTTCGCCGCCGGACAGCGCGTGGCCGTCCTCGAACTGTCCGGCAGCAAGGTCGTCATGTTCCCGATCGGAAACCCCGGCGCGGACGCGCCGGCGAAGATCCCGCCCGGCGGTACGGCCGGGCAGGTGCTCCAAAAATCGTCCGACAACGACTACGCGCTCACCTGGGGCAGCATCACCGGCCTCCTGCCGACCGGCGGAACGAGCGGACAGATCCTCAAAAAGTCAGGCAACGCCGACTACGCCGTCGAATGGGGCGACATCAACGGTGCTCTGCCGCCCGGCGGAACGACGGGACAGGTGCTCAAAAAATCCAGCGCCACCGACTACGCCGTCACCTGGGGCAGTCTCGACGGCCTCCTGCCGACCGGCGGCACCGATGGTCAGGTCCTGCTCAAAAACGGCGCGAGCAACTACGCCGCCAAGTGGGGCAGCATCACCGGCGCGCTCCCGACCGGCGGAACATCCGGTCAGGTGCTGAAAAAATCCAGCGCCACCAACTACGCTTGCACGTGGGGCAACGTCGACGGCACACTTCCGAGCGGCGGAACCGACGGCCAGGTGCTCCTGAAAAACGGATCGACGGCCTACGCCGCGAAGTGGGGCACGGTATCCGCCGCAGGACTCAAGAGCGGATACAATTCGCTGGAGCTGAAAACAAAAACCCTGACGCCGTCCTCAAACGGCTTTGAGATAGGGACATCGAGCTATCCCGTGACAGTCAAGGGAGACGAAATCGTGCTGTATTACAGTTCATACCGCTACTGCACCCTTGCGTGCAACTCATCCGGGAAGCTGACCGTCAACGGCACAGCCATCAACTAAGGAGGGCATCATGAAATTATACGACATCGCGCTCGCGGCAAAGCCACTGCAGAAGCTCATCGAACAGGACCTGCCGCTCCGGCAGGCCTATCAGCTCGCCATGCTGGCGACCAGGCTCAACCCAACACTCGAATTCTACGGAAACCAGCTCATGAGCGGGCGGCCGCAGGCGGAGCTGAACGAGCTGGACGCCGACACGCTCCCCGAGTTGCCGCACATCACGCTTCCGCTCGACCTCGATATCCGGCTTTCCGCCGGAGATATCAAGTGCCTTGAGCCGTTTGTGACCTTCGAAGGAGCTGATAACGCATGATCACCATCCACTGCTCCCGCGCGTGCGCGCATCTGGCGTCGCCGCCGGAGCTTTTGACGGCGGGGATGAGCAAGGCCGTGACGGTGCAGTTCGTCTTCTCGTCCGCGTGGGACGGGCTGACGAAGACCGCCGTCTTTACCAACGGAAAGACCACCGTCGACGTTCTGGCGGCGAACTGGAACGGGGATACCGTTCCCGTCCCGCACGAAGTTCTAGCCGTACCGGGCCGCCACGCCCGCGTGGGCGTCTATGGCGCGGACGAAAGCGGCGTCGTCCTGCCGACCGTCTGGGTGAGCCTCGGCAAAGTCCAGCCCGGCGCGGACCCATCCGGCGACGAGACCGCCGACCCGTCCCTGCCCGTCTGGGCGCAGCTGCAGAAGCAGATCGGCGATCTGGACGACCTCCAGACCTACAACAAGGGAAACCTCGTTGACGCAATCAACGAGGCCCGCAGCTCCGGCGGCGGCACCGGCGGCGGCTACAACATCGGCGACGGCCTGAAGATGGACCCGGACACCAATACCCTCTCCGTCGACACGGCGGATAAAGTCGAACAGGACAACACAAAGCCCGTCACGTCCGCCGCCGTCTATACCGAGGTCGGAAACATTAACGCCCTGCTGGCGACAATCTAAAGGAGTGATTTTATGAGCACACAGACAGAAGTAACCAGACTACAGACCGCGCGGAACAAGATCCGCACCTGGCTCGTCGGCCTCGGCCTTGCCGCGAGCACCGACAAGCTCGACGCGCTGGCCGAAAAGGCCGCAGCCATCAAAAATCAGGGCGCGGTTGACGCGCAGGTCAAGGAGGGCGAGTCCTATACCATCCCCGCGGGCTATCACAACGGCTCCGGCACGGTCAAGGGCGTCTCCGGCGGCGGCAACTACAACCTCCAGACCAAATCCGTCACCCCGACCAAGGAGCAGCAGTCCGTCGTCCCAGATCAGGGCTACTACGGCCTGTCCGCTGTCACCGTCGGCGCGATCCCGGAAAATTATCAGGACGTCAGCGCCACAACGGCCGCGCCTGCCGACGTGCTGGCGAATAAAGTCTTTATCGACGCCGACGGCGTAACGCAGGCTGGCACCATGCCGGACAACGGCGCGGTATCTAAGGTGCTGGACGCCACGACCGGAAACCAGGAGTACACTGTCCCTGCCGGCAAGCACTCCGGCACGGGCAAGGTATCCGTTGTGCTGGAAACCAAGTCCGCCACGCCTGCCGAGGACGCGCAGGACATCACGCCCACAAAGGGCAAAGTCCTCGGCAAAGTAACGGTAGGAGCGATCCCCGCCAAGTACAAGGACGTTTCCGGTGTGACCGCCGGAGCTGCTGACGTGCTGGACGGCAAGTTTATCGTGCTGGCCGACGGCAGCAAGGTCGAGGGCACCATGGCCAACAACGGCGCGATCTCGAAAACCATCGATGGCCTCACACAGACCAGCGCCACGATTCCGGCGGGCTATACATCCGGCGGCACGGTCAGCCTGACCGACGCGATCGAAACGGCACTCGCCGCGATCTAAAGGAGGAACAGACATGAGCATACAGACAGAGATCGACCGCATTGCGGGTGCGAAAACCACGCTCGGCAATTATCTGCAGCAAAACGGCGTTGCCGTGCCGCAGGGCGCAACGCTCGATTCCATGGCGCTGCTGCTGGCGGACGTGATCGAGAAGCAGAATAAGATTACGGCCAGCGGCATCCTCAAGGGTGACGGCGAGGGCGGCGTATCTGCTGCCGTCGCTGGCACAGACTATCTCAAAACCGCCCCCGTCACCTCCGTCGCGGGCAAGACCGGCGCGGTCACGCTGGCAAAAGCCGACGTCGGGCTTGGGAGCGTCGACAACGTGTCGATCAATTCCCGATTGAACCGCACGACAAACGTCAACGCGGCTGACACCAACTACACCACCTACATGGCCCGCGGCGAGGCTTTGTTTTCGGCGGAGACGACGCCGACGGTGAACGGGACCATTGCTTGGCAATACGAGTAAGGAGGCGCGGCATGGCACACAGGACACTGATCAACGGCACGGGCTACGACATATCCGGCGGCCGGGAGCTGATCGGGGGCACGGGCTACGCGAAGAAGAAAGGCCGGGTGCTGGTGAACGGCACCGGGTACGATATCCCGTTTTCCATCGGCATCCCGCTTTCCACCGTCGCGCTCGGCGATATCCTCATGCTGAACGAAAACGGCAGCCCCGTCCCGTTCTACGTCTGCAAGCACGACTACGAAAGCGGACTGAACGGCGCAGGGCGGACACTTCTGGTGAGGAAGGATTGCTATGACAAGCGTATTTTTGACAGCAGGAGCAAGATTTTCGCCGGGAGCTCGATAGACACATGGCTCAACGGAACCTGGATCAAGCTGCTGACATTGGACGTCCAGTCTGCGGCCGGCACGACAAAAATCTACTACTATGACGGAAGCAAAAAGAAAGCAGTCACGACCCGTGCAGTGTTCCTGCTGTCGACAGCAGAGTTTGGCTACAGCGATTATGCTGATACTGACGGAGAACCACTGGACAGTGCTGTGAGAAAACTACTTTCCACTGCTTACTACGGCGGAAATAGTGTTGTACAGTGGACGCGTACACCGGCCACCTGGACACAGAACAACGTGTACGTTATAATGCCTAGCGACTATTCGACTCATATGCCTTGCAACGACAGTTACGGCGTCCGCCCCGCCTTCACCATCCCCTCGACCTTCCCCGTCATCCAAAACCCCGACGGCACCTACAGCCCGGCAGCATAAAGGAGGCACCACATGGGCACACACCACATTTTGAAAGACGGCACATCCTACGCCATCAAAGGCGGCACCGACCTGATTGCTGGTACAAGTTACCAAATCTGGGGGGTCGAACGCTGGTGAATGGTACGGCGTATGAGGTCAAGTTCAGCGACGGGCTGACGTGGATCATAAATGAGTCCCCAAAAATAATGGTTTTTGAGCAAGCCATTGATTTTACATCAAACGGGAAAAAATTCGACTACTTCATGATCACTGCAGGCTCTCGGCCAAGCATTGTTTACTCTTACGGGCCAGGCGATATTTGGTACGCATATTTCAACGGGAGCTGGACGCAAGAGGCATTCCGGACAGTGACTTTCGCTGAAATGCCAACAGGAGCACTATTAGCATGGCTGCAGGCCAATGCCGTGCAGCAATAGACAGGAGGAACTTATGGACACCTGGTACATCACAATCGGAGGGCAGGAGATCGAGACGCGGCCGGCCGCCGGCCGCATGCGCGACGCCGACTGGGGCGGGCGCGAGAGCCGCGCCGTCACCATCGACAAGAGCGCGGTTGCAGACCCGCTGGCGCTATTCTGCGACGGCGCCGTCTGGGGCATGATTCACCGCTACACCACGGCCGTCCCTGTGCTGGACGCAGAAGGCAACGTCCAGATGAACGAGGACGGAACCGTCAAGTCGACGACCGAGACCGCCGAGGACCGCTACATGGACGACTACGCGGACTTCACCCTCGCCGGTCCCATCACCGACAACCGCGACGGCACCATCACCGTCAAAATGGGCAAGCCCCTGCCCCTCGAGCGGGCAGAGGCAGAAAAAGCCGCCGCCCAGCACACCGCCGCGACCCTCATGGGCATGCCCGTCTATACCGCCATCGGCGAGAGCAGAGCGCAGACCCTGCGCGCCGCCATCGTGACGGCCGCGGCCAGCCTGCCCGACAAGGACGCGTCCGAGGCCCCGGAGCTGTTCCCGCAGCTGACGGGCGACGGCAGTCTCGTCAAGTCCGGCACGCGCATCTGCTGGCAGGGCGGCATCAAGCGCGCAGCCGTCGACATCTGGGACACGGCCGAAAATACCCCGGACGCAGCCCCGAACCTTTGGGAGGATATCCAGTACAAGCAGGGCTACCGCCTCATCCCCGAGACCATCACCGCGACCCTTGCCTTCGCCAAGGGAGAGCGCGGCTGGTGGCAGGACGAGCTCTACGAGTCCCTGCTCGCCGCCAACGTCTACACCCCGTCCGTCAACCCGGACGGGTGGAAGAAGATCACGGAAGAAGGTACATAGCCATGGACACCAAGACCATCATCGTTACGCTCGTCTGTGCCGTGCTCGGCTCGTCCGCGCTGACGGCGGTCGTCAATGCCGTCGTCGGCGCGATACAGAAAAAGCGCGGCAAGGCCACAACGCAGGAGGCGCACCTGGCCGAGATCGACAAAAAGCTCGGGAAAATGCAGGAGCATCAGGACGAGCAGTATCTGGCGATCCTCCGGCTGACCATCATGTCGGAGGAAATGCCAATGGCAGAGCGCCTGATTGCCGGGCAGAAATACGTCAAGCTGGGCGGAAACGGCGATGTAAAAAAGTTTTTGCACCAGCTGGAGGCGCAATGCGAACGCAATGGAGTTTAGCAAGAAGTGGCTGATCTGCAGCGCGCTCGTCAGCCTCGCACTCATTATCGCCTGCGCGGCAGGCGCAGACCTGACGGAGATCACGCTTGCGGTGCTGGCTGAAACAACAGCTTCCAGCGGGTTTTACCTCTGGAAAGCCAAAAATGAAAACCGCGCGAAGTACGCGCAGAAGTACATGGATAAATGGGCTGAAAAATACGGCCCGGAAGCGGCAGCACGCATCGCAGAGATCGTGCTGAAAGATTGAAAGGAGCATACATATGGACTACACACAGATCATCTCGGCAGTGATCGCGCTC